TTTAAACTTATATCAGCTACAGACCCCGATGGAAATGAAGTTGAACTCTCAGATAAAGAAGTTGAGGATGCTGAGAATAAAGCTATAGATGAATACTGGGATTGTATGAAAGATAAAAGCGAACTGTAGAAAGGAAATAAAATGACTAAACACGAAGAACTTTTGGAGTGGCTAAAGACTTGCCCAGTAGATTACATTCGTCATGGTACGATGAAAATTAAAGACAAATCAGGTCAGATTGTAGTTACATTTGATGTTATGGAGAATAAATAATGAGTGAAGATAGTTACATTATAGCGTTGTTAACAAATAAAGACTACATAATACAATTAGATGTAGGCAGAAGTTATAGTAGAATGGCGGCTATGGACAGGGCAGAGATGCTAGAAAAAAACTGTTGGTTAGAGAAGGAAGCTCTTGACGGTAAGAAGTTTATAGCGTACAGTAAGAATCAGGTAACATGATAGGAGATTAACATGATAGATCCAATAGCAGTAAGTAACATCTTAGGTGATGAAGTAGGTAAAGAAGTGACAGTCAAGTTCCTTAAAGATAACGGTGAGGAAAGAACTTATACAGGCTTGATCAACTCTAAGGATGGACTAAAGAACAATGAACGTGGTAAGACTACTACTGAGATGTTCGAATCACATGGTATAGTACCTCTAAAAACTGCCGATGGTTACAAGTCATTTAAAGTTCATAGGGTACTTGCAATGAAGACAAGCGATAGACATATATACTGTATGGGTTCGCATATAGAAGATTAATCTAGGGGGTATACCGATGGAAAATGAGAGTAAATCGTCAATAAAATATAGCAATAACAAGGGAGTAGGTTTTATACTAAGGATTGTCCGATACCTTCTAGGGAAAATGACTGATGTAGATAAAACTGATCCCGTTGACGATTGGGCTAAAAACATAGATAAACTACCTAAACCACCAGTTAAACCACCAGTTAAAAAGGAAGACAAATGAATAGATTTATAGTTGACCATGACCCTCAAGATATAGCTAGGGCATTATGTGACCAACATATTGTTAAGATGCCACTCGAAGAAGCACAGATGTTATGTACTGCACTGTGGCATCATGCACCTGACTATGCAGAAGAACATAACCTGTATAGAGCCGTACATCAAAAGCATCCATGTACTCTATGGGCTATGGAGACTCAGAGTAACTATAGGTTTGCTTGGAGATTGTATGATGCTATGCTTGATGAGTATACACATAGGTATGGTAAGAAGCATGGTTGTGCTAAACACTATGGTGTTCTCCTCCAAGGTGCCTACTACATACCCGAAGGTCCTCGAACACCGCACCCTCAGTGTTTCTCAGGACATGATGACCTTAAGACAGATGAAGACTATCCTATCAGAGCCTATCGTCAATTCTATAAGCGTTGTAAGATGTCCTTTGCACGTTGGAACAAAGATAGATCTATGCCTGAGTGGTTGCAGGAGGGTATATATAAAGACGACTTAGTAACAAAACCTTTAGGGTCAGTAGATCTAAGTGAGTATGGTTTAAACGTATAACAGGAAAGAGTTATTATGAATGAGAAAGAGATACTTAAGATCTGTAAGAAGATAGCATTTAAGTACAACAGGCCAGACTTACACGATGATTTAGTGTCAGAATGTGTAGTTGAATGCTACGAGCAGATGTCTAAAGGGAACACTCACCCTGCTAACCTGTATAGAATGGCTAACAGAAAGGTACATGACTTCGTTAATCTTAAGTCTCTTCCTGTTAGTGTCCCTATTAGAGAGGAAGCAAGAACCATAGTAAGAGGTAATGAAATAAAAGTAACATCTATGAATGAGATTGGTATAGAGAACTTATCTAAAGCAGTGAACTCAACCTATGTGAATGTAGAAGGATATGAAACACAAACACAAGACCATGCAATAGAGTATGAGAGAGAAGAGTACTTTAATCATATACTCAAGATAGCTGAGTTATTTCTTACCCCCCTACAATGGAAAATAATACAAATGAAATACTTACAAGATATGTTTCAAGTTGATATAGCTGATGAATTAAAAGTTACGCAACCGTTTATATCTCAACAGGAAAATCTAGCACTTGAAACAATTTGTAACAAAACTTTACTTATAGAAAAAAGAAAAATAGTGCTACATAATAAGTGTAAACCTTAAACGTAAGTATAACGTAAGTTAAAACTATATTAATAATACTACATAAGTTAAATAACGTAAGTTAATACTTAAGAGGAAATAGAATGTCAGAAGAGAGAAAACACCAACCTTGTCCTTATGTTGACTGTAAGTCGAGTGATGCATTTAGTTATAACACTGGTGGTTATGGTATATGCTTTTCTTGTAACAGAAAGTACCCATCTAAAGATACTATGTTTAGTTGGGCTAAAGATAAATATCCTGTAGAAGAGAGGAATGATATGAATACTGTTGTAGATTACACCCCTAAGAATATTGAAGATATAGGTACGTGGAAATATGAAGCTATGCGTGGTGTTAATGCGTCTACAATGCAAGACTTTAATGTTAGGACCTATGCAGACAGACAAGAATACATATACCCCAGTGGGGGAATTAAGGTTAGAAAGTTAAGTGAGAAGGTATTTTATACTAAAGATAACTTTAGAGGTGATGAGTTGTTTGGTATGAATATGTTTACCGCAGGATCATCTAAGATGGTAACTGTAACAGAAGGTGAACTTGATGCTTTATCTGTAGCCCAGATGCTTAAGAGCGGTTACACTACACCTGTAGTCTCATTACCATCAGCTACCCCATCGAGGAAATTATGGGAAAACTGTAAAGAATGGTTAGATAGTTTTGAGAAGATTATTCTGTCTGTAGATAACGATGAAGCAGGGAATGCAGTAGCTGACAGAATGGCTAAGTTGTTTCCTAATAAGGTCTATAGAGTACCTCACGACAAGTATAAGGATGCTAATGAGTTTCTACAGGATAATGCTAATCAGGAGTTTAAGTCTGCTTGGTGGAATGCTAAGAAGTACACACCAGAGAATATACTTAACACTACAGATCAGTTCTTATCTTTATATCACGATACACCAGAGCATCAGTATGTTCCTACAGGGATAGAAGCATTGGATGAGAAGATACTTGGTTTGATGCAGGGTCATTTTACTGTCATTAAAGCACAGACTGGTATAGGTAAGACTGAAGTTATGAGGTACTTAGAGTATAACTTCCTTAAGCAAGGTGTACCTATTGCCGCATGGCACTTAGAAGAAACTAAACTTAGGACACTGTTAGGTTTAGTATCGTATGAGTTGAAAGATAATGTAACTAGAAGAGACTTAATAGATGGCAAGGGCGTAGAGGATAAGGTTGTAGGTGCTATTGAATCTTTAACAAAGGATGAGTTGTTCTATCAATTCTACCTTGGTGATGGTCAGAGTGCAGAAGAACTTATAGATCAGATACGTTTCTTTAGTCAGGCTTGTGGTTGTAAGTTTGTATTCTTTGAACCTATACAGGATGTTGTAGCAGGTAGATCAGAGTCAACAAAAGAGGAGTTACTTGCAGATTTATCTATACGGTTGTCTAAGTTAGCGGCAGAACTTAATGTAGGTATTGTAACGATTGCACATACGAATGAAGATGGCGATCCTAAGTATTGTAAAATGATAGGCCAACGTGCATCAGTTATTATAGATTTACAGAGGGATAAAGAAGCTGATGATGTAGATGAACGTAACACTACATACATTAGTGTACAAAAGAATAGACCTTGTTCAGAGGAAGGTAGAGCAGGGCGTATGAGATTTAACATGGAAACATTTACATTAAAGGAAGTTGTATGATTTTTGATATAGAAACTGATGGCCTTTTAGATGACCTAACTAAGATTCACGTTATGTCATACTCCCCCGATGGAAATAAGGTCTATCATACCCACGACTATGATGAGATGAGAAGACTCCTGTTAGAAGCTGATAAACTTATCGGTCATAACATCATAAGATTTGACATCCCTGCGGTGGAAAATGTGCTTAAGATTAAGGTCAAGGCTACTTTAATAGACACTCTAGCTTTGTCTTGGTATCTAAATCATCACAGACCTAAGCATGGACTAGAAGGTTATGGTGAAGACTACGGTGTACCTAAACCACAAATAGAGGACTGGAATAATTTAACTCCAGAAGAGTATGCTCATAGATGTGATGAGGATGTAAAAATAAATAGTAGGTTATGGAGAGACTTAGGTTATAAGTTAA